CCCAAATTGGGAGATTGCATCTTATAATATCACCGATGGCAATTATATAAATCAAGAAGTTTTAGACATCTGTGAAACAATCTCTGGTGTTAAACCTGACAGAACACAATATGGTGCTGGTGCTGGTACAATTATGAAAACAAGTACCTTCATTCAAACATTTTATAAGTTTGTTGAATTCTTAGATAGAGATTTTGATAGATTACATAAGAACCAACCACAGTTGGGATGGAACGATTGCTTTCTACAAGTATATTTCTTCCTTGCTGGTGCTAAATATAATATCAATCCAAGATTGCACAATATTTGGCCAGAGAATCCAAATTTAGATTTAAATGAAATGAAGAAACATTATGACATGGTTCACAATTATAAAAATTTTTATGAAGGTAGATAATGGATTTAACTGAAATTAAAAAATGTCTAGCGTGTGGTAGTGTTGATTTGATTCCTGTTTTGGATTTAAATGACCAACCTCTGGCCAACTCTTATAAGAAAAGCAAAGATGAACCAGAAGCATCATATCCATTAAAGATTAATCGGTGTGAACATTGTTATCATGTTCAACTAACCCATGTTGTTAATCCAGATTTAATCTACAAAAACTATCTGTATGTAAGTGGAACAACCAAAACATATGTTGATTATATGGGCTGGTATGCCGATTTTGTTTGTGAACAATTCAATGTATTTCCACAATCGGTTTTAGATATTGGTTGTAATGATGGTTCTCAGTTAGATAAATTCAAAGCAAGAGGACTAGAAACTTTTGGTGTTGATCCAGCAGAAAATCTTTTTGAATTGTCCTCAAAGAACCATAATGTAACTTGTGGTTACTTTGATGAGAAGTATTCACAACCCGTAGACATTATAACAATTCAAAATGCATTTGCACACAATCCAAATCCATTAGAACTCTTAAAGAACTGTAAGAAGAATTTAAATATTGATGGCCTAATCTTTATTCAAACTTCTCAGGCAGATATGATATTGAATGATGAATTCGATACTATTTACCATGAACATATCTCATTCTACAATATCAAATCAATGATGTTTCTATGTAACAGAGCAAGTTTAAATTTAATTGATGTTATTAAAACGCCAATTCACGGAACAAGTTATATCTTTGTTATTAGTGCCGATATTTCAGCACCAGCAAACATTAAGAATCTAGTTGAGATTGAAACCAATGCTGGTTTGTATGACAAAGAAACATATACACGGTATTCTAAGAATTGTATTGATATGGTTGAAAAGTTTAGAGAAGTTGTGGAAGAACACCGAACAAATGGTTATAAAATTGTCGGCTATGGAGCACCAGCCAAAGGCAACACATTCCTAAACTTTGCCAAAGTACCACTTGATATGATTATTGATGATAATCCAATGAAGCAAGGACTCTATACGCCAGGTTCTTCTATTGGTATAGTTGGTTCGGAAGTATTGAAATCCTTTGAAGAACATGATAGAATATTGTTTATACCTTTGGCTTGGAACTTTTTTAAAGAAATTAGAGAACGTATAATCAAACAAAGAAATAATTTTAATGATGTATTTTTAGATATGAAAAGGTTGTAAAATGATTAATCAAATGATTGAAACTTTGTCAAATGAACGACCAAGTTATGCCAAAAATTATGACAATTATAAACATGGTGATTTTGTCCAGTATTCGGGCCAGTTATGGGACGAAAAAGAAATGTATGCAGCCATTGATACGCTTGTCAATGGCAAATGGATTACATCAGGTGAAAAGGTAGCACAATTTCAAATTCATTTTAGCAGACGATTTGGTGTAAAACATTCACACATGGTGAATTCTGGTTCATCTGCCAATCTGGTAATGATTACTGCACTAAAGAAACATATGAATTGGCAAGATGGTGATGAGGTGATTGTTTCACCAGTAGGGTTCCCAACAACGATTGCACCATTAGTTCAAAATAATCTAAAGCCCGTATTCATTGATATTGAATTAGAAACTCTTAATTTTGATTTGACCAAGCTTGTAGAAAAGATTACACCAAGAACCAAAGCAATTTTTGTATCACCTGTTCTTGGTAATCCTCCTGACATGAACATTCTACAAAACATTTGTACCAAACATGGCATTCTTTTGATTGGTGATAACTGTGATTCATTAGGAACAAATTATGATGGTAAATTGATTACAGAGTATTACTACTGTTGGTCAACATCATTCTACCCTGCGCACCACATCTCAACTGGTGAAGGTGGCATGGTCTGTTGTAACGATGACACACTTGCTAACCTAGTAAGAAGTGTTTCGTGGTGGGGTCGTGATTGTTATTGTGTCGGAACAAACAATCTGCTCGAATGTGGCACTTGTGGTAAACGATTTGATAATTGGTTGCCTAATTATGATGGGGTAATTGACCACAAATATTTGTTTACGACAATGGGTTACAATCTCAAACCACTAGACTTACAAGGTGCAATTGGATTGGAACAGTTAAAGAAATTTGAATATATTGATGAGAAGCGCCGTGAATACAAAAACACTATTCAAAAATTCTTAGAAGATAATATCAAAGAGATTCGTGTTATCAATCCTTTGCCTAAATCTGACCCATCTTGGTTTGGTGTACCAATATATTGTGAATCACAAGATGTAAAAGAATTCTTAGTGCAACATTTTGAATCCAATAAAATTCAAACAAGAAACTACTTTAGTGGTAATATTCTATTACATCCTGGGTATAAACACTTAGATAATTATAAAGATTATCCAAATTCAAATTTGGCTCTCAGTAATGTGTTTTTCTTAGGTTGTTCACCTCTCTATAATGAGAAAGTCTTGGCATATATTGAAGATGTGTGTAAAAAATGGAACGATTAATTAATGTTCTAGGCGGTAACGGCTTTGTTGGTAGCCGTTATCGTGAACTCACCGATAATGTGGTAATCAATGCCAAATATGATTACGAAGTAAAAGATAATAGTGAAGTGGTATACTTTATCTCTACTGTGGACAACTACAATGTCCATACTGATCCGTATATCGACATAGAAACGAACCTAACGACTTTGGTTCGCACATTAGAGTCCTGTAAGGATAAGAATGTAACTTTTAATTTTATTAGTTCCTGGTTCGTTTATGGAGATGTAAAGTTACCAGCCAAAGAAGATTCTTACTGTAATCCTAGGGGGTTCTATTCAATCACTAAACGTACCGCTGAACAACTACTTATTTCATATTGTGAAACATTCAATATAAAATACCGAATTCTACGTTTGGCCAATGTGCTGGGTAAGAGTGATGGTAAAGTATCTAAGAAAAAAAATGCTTTACAGTATATGATTAACCAAGTGGTCAACAATGAAAATATAGATTTATATGAAGGCGGTATTTTTTACCGTGATTACATTCATGTTGATGATGCAGTACAAGCCATTAATCTTGTTATAGAAAAAGGAAATGTAAATGAAATCTATAACATAGGCAACGGTGAAATGGTATTCATTAAACAAGCCTTAGACTACGTGAAAAATGAGGTCAATTCTACATCACAATTTGGTACTATGGACATTCCTCAATTTCACAAAACAGTCCAAACAAAAAACATGGTTTTAGATATCTCAAAAATCAAAGAAATGGGTTACACACCAAAATATAACCTATTCCAAACGTTGGATACGCTGATTTAAAACCAACAATTTGATGACTATGTATCGAACCCAATCTTTCTAAGGTTTGGTTCTAAAACTCCAAATGTTGTATAAATAAGCAACTGGCAACCAAAGTGTGTTGCAAATCTGTAAGGAAATTAATGTATTCGTTTTCAAGGTTTCTCAAAGAGGAAGATGAGGGTGGTAAACTCAAGCATATAACTCATGCTGAGGATCGGCCATTACAAAATGGTTCTGAGGGATTTGGCCATGCAGTCGGTGCTTTACAACAAGCACATGAGCACATTAAATCTGGTGGCCACAGTACCGCTTTGACCATGAAATATGACGGTTCTCCATCACTGGTTTTTGGTCATCATCCAAAAACTAAAAAATTCTTTGTAGCATCCAAATCAGCTTTCAATAAGAACCCAAAAATCAATTATACAAATAACGATATTGAAAAGAACCATGGTCATGCACCAGGTTTAGTTGAGAAATTAAAACACGCATTAGAACATCTACCTAAAGTGGCACCAAAAAAAGGTGTCTATCAAGGTGATGTGATGTTTAGTGGTGAAGATAAAAAAGAAACTAAACACGGGGTTTCATTTACACCCAATACAATCACATATTCTGCCAAAGGTGCAGAAGGTGATAAAATTCGTAAAGCCAAATTTGGTGTAGTGGTACATCAGCAATATCACGGTAAAGATATTGATTCAATGAAAGCGGATGCTAGTCCTGATGTTCATAATTTTAAACAACATGAAGATGTTTGGCATAAGTCTGCTGAACACGATGCATCAAAAGTAAATTATCCTGAAAAAGATCAAGAACAGTTTAAAAATCATATTGCAGCTGCACAAAAGATACATGATAAATCTGGTAAAAAGATGTATAGTGCTACCGAACCACATCGTGGTAATGGGGGCCATTTAGAAACATATATAAATCAAACTGTTAGAAAAAATGAGAAACCAACAGCTAAAGGTTTACAGAAACACATACAAGATAAGTTTATTAAAGCTGCATCTAAGTTAAGAACACCAGCTGCTCAAGCAAGAAAAGAAACAGAAGCAAAATCTCATGTTCAACATATTGAAGGCAATACAGAGCATTATAATAACCTTCTAAATATGCATCACCATCTACAACAAGCAAAGAATGTATTAGTGAAAAACTTAGAAAAGAATACTGGTGGTTTAGAACACCACATTGATGGCAAACCAACAGGACCGGAAGGTTTTGTAGTCAATCATGCTGGTGAACCAACAAAACTAGTTAATAGAGCAGAATTTGCAAGAGCTAATTTACTTAAAGTAAGAAAATGAAATCATTTTTAGATACAATCAAAGAAGAACAACAAGGTGAAAAACACCATGTTATTACCTTTGGTAGAATGAGTCCTCCTACTACAGGTCATCTAAAATTGATTAGTAAGGTCAAAGAGATTGCACAGAAAAACAATGCAACTCATTCTATCGTTGTTTCTCATACACAAGATAGTAAAAAGAATCCATTAAGTGCTGACCAAAAAATTAAACACTTGAAACGTTATGTTGCCGGTCCAATATCAGAAGCAAAAAAATCTTCTGGTACAAACTTTGTGGCCGCATCAAAAGAGAAACCAACAATATTACACCATGCAGTTGATGCTCATAATAATGGCGTAACTCACCTTCATGTTGTTGTGGGTTCGGACCGTGTAAAAGAAATGCATCACCTACTACACAAATATAATGGTGTAGAAGCGGGCCATGGAAAATATCATTTCAAAAAGATTACTGTACATTCCGCTGGCCATCGTGATCCAGATGCTGAGGGTACCGAAGGTATGTCTGCCAGTAAAATGAGAGAACACGCAAAATCTAAAAACTTTGATGAGTTTAGAAAGGGTGTTCCCTCCCATGTTTCAGATACTCATGCAAAAGAGTTGATGCACGACACTCGTAAAGGTATGGGAATACATGAATCATATACACATGGTTTGTTTAAAGCCATTTTTGTAACCGGCGGTCCAGGTTCTGGTAAAGATATTATTATTCGTGAAGCTATTGCTGAACAAAAGTCTGTTGAATTGAATTTAGTTCAAGCACAAGATTATTTGGCGGATAAACAAAAACTATCAGAAAAGACCAGTGATCCTCGTAGAGAATCAATTCGCAATCGTGGTCCTTTGATTATCAATGGCCCAGCAGACGATAGAGATAGAATTGCCTATATCAAAGAAGAACTTGAGGACATGGGTTACGATACAATGATGATATTTGTCAATACGACAAATGAAACAAGTAAAGAAAGAAATTCACTATTGTCCAGAATGATGGTCGAATCAGTAAGACAGGATAAGTGGACCAAATCGCAAGAAAATACTAAATATTTCATGGAAGCCTTTAGTAATTTTGTTCCTTTCGATAATACAGGAAACTTAGAAACTAAAGAAGAAGATATATACGAAATATATGAATCTACTAATAAATTTTTGGATTCTGGTGTAGGAGATACAGCCGAAGATTGGTTGAATCGAAGAAGTAAGTTAAATATTAATTTATTATTTAAGGAAAATAAAAATGTTAAAAGCACTAATAGACTGGTTAAAGGTCAAACC